AAAAGCATTTTTTGAATTAGATGATATAAGAGTCGATATGACAGAAGATTTTGAAGAAGCCCTTTTTAAGAGCAATGGATTACTTGGGCTTAGTTAGGGTCGATAATTATGAGAAAGTCGCTTAAACAGGCATATACGGAGCTTAAATGGGGTATTGAGACATACTGGAGAAGTGTAGTTTTGCATATTGGTTATTTGGTTGATTTCCCCCACTCTTTTACTTCGTAAAAAAAAATAGAGCCTCTACTTTCGTAAAGACTCTACCTTTTCCTTGGAGGTTCTATGACATACCCTTGTTTATAACATGTTTGAAATAATTGCAATCCTCAATTATGTCTGCACATGCTTTACCAGAGTTTTTTGTTTGCACATTTAGTACTGGAGTTAAGTATCCTTTTTTACTTTGAGTTATAATTTCGATACCTAAACATTTCCCTTCAGGAGTTAGATTGGCACAATGCTTACGTGCTATTTCTAAATCCTTATTCTTTATCTTCTTCATAATCTTCCGCCTCAGCATGTTCATAACAAACTGAACATATATCACTGTCTGGATAGCCGGGATATGTAAATGGGGCAAAACAGCAATTACTAACTTTCATTATGGTTTCTTCTCGTTTAGTTTTTTTTCAATAAATTCTAATCTAACTTCAAATCGGTTCATCTTCCTCGTTATCCAATCTTTAAAGTTCTCGTGGTCTTCGTATTTATTATGCTCATCTCTTAAATTAGCAATAGTTTCTTCAATATCCATATAACCTCATTTTTATAAATTTAAGAGAGCCTCACATATTCCATTGCCTTATATCACAATTTGCAGGACTCATAGGACCAGTTATTAGCTCTCTTAAATTTAGACTCTCGTTAAGTTTAATTCTGTCATTGGAAAAGACAATAAAAACAATGCAGAAATGATTTTATTATAAGCATACCATCTTGTCGAGAGTCTATATTATTCGTCAAATTCATCATCAAAAGTATCATCATACATATCTTTTAAATATTCATAAGCAACTGTAATATCATCACTATAATTTTCGTTATAAGCTCGTATAACTATATCTTTTGATTTGTGTGTAACAAAGTAAACTAAATCTCTTGTATCTGTTCTTTCAACATCATATTTTTCTTCAAAATGCCTTAAGTGTCCTTGACAACATGCAGCTAATAGAACATTACGATTTTCATCATCGCTCCATTGTATAACTTCATATTCTCTTTTCTTTGTACAGATATCGCAAAATTCAAACATTATTTACCATTCATGAGTATCATCATTGTTTATAATAATTCTAATTCCTTCTTCCTCTTTACATATTGGGCAGTCTTCTACTTTTAAATGATAATCTGGAAATTGACTATATATAAAAACTTTATCTGTTTTTATAGCATCATATGTAATAACTTTTCCAGTTCTTTTACTTGTGAAAGGTCGTCTTCTAGTTGTTCTTCTTTCAGTTTCATAAACACCATGTTTAGGACATTTTTTCAATTCTGAGGCTCTAGGGTTATCTATTGAATTAATATCTTTTGAATGGAGATTTTGCTTAACAACATAAGCATGCATCCAATTATATTCATTGTATGTCATTATCTTCTCCATTTTTAAATTCTAATACACTTTTGTATGAACCATAAAATTCTTCTCTAGGAAGGTATGAAAGAAGCCATTCTACTTCTCCAAGTCTATCATTACAATCAACAATATATTTAGCAACAGAACCTCTATCTTTTGCATATGTATTGAATTCTTCATTTGTTATTTTATCAATATTATTTTTGTTAGTTTCCATATTTACCTCTCTTAATGATTTTGTTTTTATAATCATTATCTACTACTCTTTGCCATTTTCATTAATAAATAATTCCTTATTTCATCTGATTGTTTGGATAACCAATTCAATATAATTATAAAACTTTTTTCATCTAATGAAGATTTACGTGTATTACAAGTTTTACATATTAATTGAAGGTTCTCTTTTGTGGTATTTCCACCTTTACTTAACGGAACAATGTGGTCACAAGCTATATTATATACTGTTAATGTTTTTTCACAATATTTGCAAGTACAACCATATATTTTAGCAAATAATTCTTTTAATATCTCATTACTTATATCAACATATACATTATATAGTTGTGACCTCTTAATAAGATTAGCTTTTAGATTAGAAATTTTACGTAATAATTTCTTATAAGCACCTCCCCAATGATTTTTATGGATAGGTTCTAAAAGTACCTTAAATTGTTCCTTATTCATTTAACTTTTCATCGTATAAGTAGCATGACCAGTTACATTATTACTTAGTTCAGTATGGATTTCATGTCCTTCTTTACGAAGAGCCCATATAAGAGCACTTAATCTCATTCCACATCCTCTTCGAAAAGCAGTCAATGCATCAATGCTTTCTTCATTTTCTAAGATTTCTAGAACTTTTTGTTTTTGTGACATTCTACGATTATTTCTTCTGTTCATTTAATACTCCTAATCGAATTGTAAATGTTAATCGGTGTATTCCCATAGTTAAATTAAAAGAATCACCAACTTCTGTATCAGTTTCGAATATTAAACCAAAGTGTAATACTTTTAATAAAAATATCTGTATTCCTATTTTCCATACAAATATCTTTAGCCAATATTTACCCATTAGTTTCTCTCCATTTCAGGTTTATGAGGACTGTTTGCACAAACAAGTCTAAAGCTTGAAGTCCATTCTAATTCAGTCTCAAATGTTTCTCCATCAGTATTTTTAAACATTTCAACTTTTCTTTCTTTTGAATCAGATTTTCCCGTGATTCCCAAGACTTTTCTGCTCGCATTCTCAATAGCTCCACTACCTTTTCCTGCATATAAATCTAGTATTTGTTTTCTTGAATATTCTCTACTAGTTTGAGATATCTGTATAATAATGATACCTGTATTTACTGCAAGTGTTGATAATGAATGACTGATATACTTTAAAGTTTCGTATTCTCCTCGAATATGACTAGGAGGCTGAACAAGGTCAATATAATCAATAACCACGCATCTAGGCTGATAACTGATAATCATTTCTCTTATTCCATCTACAGTAGGGGATACTGTATTTACGACAATATGGGAAATGTCATCTTTATGATGTTCATACATCTGTTGATAACTTTTCTCTATATTCTTTTTTGACATACCACTAACAATCTGTAGATGTCTTTTATGTGTATACCAATCTGTTAATTCAAGTGATAAATACAATGTAGGAATCTGGTATTCGGAACGTATGTAATTATTCCAAGCATCATATCCTAATACTATATTTTGTGCAAGAGTAGTTTTACTGGCTCCTGTAGGTCCAAATATAGTCATTAGTTCTCCGGGATAAACCATGATATCTCTATCATCTATCCCATATAACTTAGCTAAATCAAGAGTTTTGCCTTCATAATTAGCAGACATCCTTTCTTCCAAAGCTTTCTGCATTTGGTCACTTGTTTTTACTTCAACAAGATAGTTTTTATTCTTATAGTGAATGCATCTAGGACTACAATGTTCATGTAATATGTAATCATTGCAGCCATATCTGTAACCTCTATTATAAGTATTTTCTATATTGCTGAGTACTATGTTCTCATCAAGACTATTATTATTCCAATGTAAGATTCCAGCTTTAGCTTGTTCTGACGGGAATCCATGTCTTAGATAATGTGATGCTAGCCTTAATATTGTGTTATTTCTATTACCTTTATTTGGTCCTTGATTGTATAGTTTCTGTATACAAGGCACAACATTTTTAGGTTCAAAAACAGTTTGTAAACTTCTTACTTTAGGGATAAACTTAATTATCTTATCTTGTAATTCTCCATTACCTTCTAATGGATTATACTGGAATACTAATCTTCTATCTTTTGCTAACTCTTTTATTTCCTCAATATTAAGATTAAATAATTCCTTATGACTCAAAGGTATCTTATAGAATCCTTTCTTTGGATTTAGAGTATGCTCAAGGCGATATATTCCTGTTCTTGAATAGATAGAAAAATCAATATCATCAAATATACTTTTTAAAGTTTCTTTAACAATATATGGTAGGTTTTTCCCTTTTTTGAAATTAAAAACTTCACCACTTACCATGATATGATAACCTGTTCCACTAAAATAAGGTTGGATGCTATATTCTCCTACATCCATATCAGAAAAAGCCATAACAATGTTTTGTGCCATTTGCTGTGTATATATATCTGAATTATCTTTTTTGTCTATGTCAATAAGGATTTCTTCTATTCCTCTTTCTCCTTGGAAATCTCTTAATGAACCCTTAGCTTTAACATATTCAAAAGCATCATCATAATAAGTATAAAGAGACCTGTATACTGCTTGCTCTTTACCTTCTTTTAAGAAAAGGTCATGTAGATTCTCTTTTACAATTAGGAGCCCTCTTTTACGAGGACTCCCTATTGCTACTTCTACATACATGATTTAAAAATCCGGTAAACCGTCATCATCTTCATCAGAAGAAACGACTGGTTCTAATTCCTTTGGAATATAACCTTTAGACATCATATACTTTATGTAATCTTTTAACTCTTTAATTTCTTTAGGAGTTGCTTTTACAATTTTAGGACATACAGTTGTATAAACTTTCCCATTACTTTTAGATTTTTCTTTATACATATATACATGATATGGCATAGTTACTGTATTCATATCAACATAATGTTCATTAAGAAATGTATCTAATTCTTCTATAGGATTCCCATTTGCATCTTCCCATTCACCTTTTGTATTAGGACCTGCATCACATTGTATTGCATCCATCAAATAATATATCTTATTTAATAAACTACAATCTTTTATGTTACCATTAGTATCTTTTTCGAATTGACCTTTAACTACTAATACTGATGGATATTGTGAAGTTTCTGTTTTGAGTTCAACTTCAAGAAATAAATCAGCCCAACTACTTAATTGAGGCTCATCAGACCTGTCTTTAAATCCTAATATTTGACAATTCTGAAAACCTAAGTATCCTGTTCCATTTCCTGTACTTTTCATCGGTCTATACGGCATTTTATTCACCTTCCTTTTTAGATTTAGCCACATTTTTTCCTACTTTATATGGCTGTCCTTTTGTGTTTACTTGTTTACGATGAGGTGCTATCTCTTGTGATGCTGTAGATGCATTACCATCATCATCATGTTGAGCTATTCCCGTCATAGCACTTAAGCCATATCGTCTACCATAGGTGCAAGCACTACCTACTGCATGAGCATCTTTCTTACCCCCAATAGGCATTTTTATTTCAGACTTTACCCATTGTCCACTTCCATGTAACAATGTCGTCGTAACATAAAAACTACGAGTTTCTCCATTA